TAACGTATCGGGTAAAGTTTTGTAGGCAGCTTCAAATGGCTTGGTAAAAAATAGGCTTGGTTTAATTCCAGTCATGTAAATACTTCGAGCTATTATAAATCTCAAACCTTTTCTGCTTTGAAATTGTCCTTTAACATTTCGTGGTGCTATTCCTTTGCGGACCATCCAACTATCTAAGCTTCGTGTTAATCCGCCTTTTGGTCCCGTACCGCTTCCGAATTTGTACGGTGAATTAGGCGCATTTTGTTTACCGTAGTTTTTTGAACTTGAAGGCAACCCAGTTGGATTTGCACCCTTAACGCCTTTATCCTGAAAGTTTCCATACGGCTCCATTTCAAAATATACTCCAATCGAGTTAGGCATTTCTTTAACGTCGCTTTTTATTGAGTTCGATAATTTGCCGCTGGTATCTTTACCCATTTTTTGTAAATTGGCTTTTGCTTCAGCTACTACCAAATCACGAAACTTTTCTAAGGCTTTTAATCTTTCACTCATTAACAAACAGTCATTTCATTAGGAACTAAAATGTCAAAGGTCATAGTCCAACCAGCTAAATAGTTTTCAAACCTTTCAGCGAAGGCTTCTAAGGTTGGGTTACCATCCACTTGAAAAGCATCCGTAAATAAGTCGCCACGTCGAAGTTCTTCGTACAACCTATTCAATACTGAAAGCATAGTATTCAGTACGTAAATTTCATTATCATTGCCGTCGAATATATTTGTATCTTCGTCTTTTGATTTGTTTACAATATCCATTGCCATTAAACTCACGTTAAAACGAATTATATTGCTTTCAAATGTAGCGTTGTTTACTATAATATGAACTAAAGGGAATATTGTTTGCTTTGCCAAATCAACCGCAAATATATCGCCTTGAGTAACCGTGTTTACAAATGGATCGTTTTCTAAGTTGGTTTTTAACGTATCTAAAACAGTGTAATAATTAGCCATGTCTTTGTATTTTTTTATTTCTCGTTCTTCTATTTCTCGTTTTTGTCTTTCATAAGTGAGGTAGGTAAGACACTTTCTAACTCCCAGTCGGGTAACTTCATCAAACTTTGTAACGTCTCCCTGAGAAAGCGCATAGATTGAATTGTACCATCCCCATCTTTTATTAAATTGCGTTCTTTCGCTAAAGTCATTATCTTCGGATTCTTCTGTATCTCCTTCTCCAAAGAGGTAAGCGTATGTTGAACTAAGTCGCTTCCTAAAGTCGAAAAAAAAACCGTTGCACCTAAGACAACATTTAACGGTGCGTACTTCATAACATCACTAAATTCGTCCGTTCCTTTGTACTCAAATATTTCGTATCGGTCTTTTACTTTCTTTGTGATAGGTCGGTACATTACCGCCATTGCTTTGTGAAAAGTTTCTACGCTTGAAATATTACTTTCTAAATCAATGTACTCCCCAAAAGTCATATCCTCCAAATTAGGAATAAACCCGAACTCCATATCCTTTATTTTAAACGTAGCTTGAAATTTAGGCTTCGCTTTGAATATTTCGTTTAAATGTAGGGTCAAGCTTTTAACGTCGCTCCATTTTACTTTTATAACGTCTTTCATTTTCAGACCACAAAATATTTCAATAGTCTTTTGACCTATAAATTCATCGTCATTAGATTTTTCGACTACCTTCATAAATTCTTGGTAGCTCTTTAACGGTATTTCACTTAATGAAGTAGGTATTACAATTTCTGTTTTCATTCTATATATTAACTTTTAATTCGTGTTTTTGTAGTTTGTAAATATAATTTACACTATTTGCATATTTGAACGGGTGCGAAATATTATTTATTTACCAAATATGATATTTACCGTAGTTAGAATTCATTCCTAACGTTTCCATTTCATGATAGCGCAGCGCATCAATACCATGATTGTTTGTGTCAATCGGTTTGTTTAAGCGTGTGCCTTGTTTATCCGTGTCCCAGCAATATGCCCGAAGTTCTTTAATTAGGTTGGTGCTATTTGAAGTAACTAAATATTCGTTACGTTGCATAACATCTATTCCGTAGTTTATTGAATCCTTGCCCTTTGTAACGCCTTTTATTGTTATTCCGTAGCGTTTTATTTCTTCAATGCTTTTCGGTTCGCTTGAATCAGCGTAAACAGGTACGTGTTTCGGTAATGCGTTTGCAATATCACTATTCAGCATTCCCGTTTGATACTTCAATTCGTTTATTATTCGTTGACCGTTATAATTGTATATTTCAATTATTGCCGTCGGATCGTTCGTATATCCAAAGTCTAATCCTATTCCGATTAAATTCGCTTCTTTAGGTAGTATATCAATAGTTTTCCAGTTACTGAATATAACACCTTCTAACATTCCTATTTCACCTAATCCGTAAACCCTCCACCAGTTCGCCCAATATGCGCTTGTTTCGGCTTTTAAACGGTTCTTTTCTATTTGTTGTACAATACTATTGTCTAAGGCTTCATTGTCTTTGTACGTGAGAATTAAGAAGTCGCTGTCTTGTTCGTCTTTTAGTTCCGTATGTACCCAAAATTCATTCGCTGGATTGAAGTCTAAATAGACGGCTTTTTTTGTACGTATCGCAAGTTCGTTGTAACTCTCAAAGGTTACGTTGTTACATTCGTTTATATATAGAACGTCACGCCTTGCACCCCGTAATTTACTTGAATCGTCAGCGCTAAAAAATTCAAAGCTGCTTCCGTTTAAAAATTGATAGGTTAATAACGATTTGTTAAATTGGTTTTCGTGCCATTTATTCATCCACTTCATTAGCTTAATAAAGTCCTTTAAAGCACCCCTACGTAAATGCGGAATACTTTCAGCTACTACGCTAACTTCAAGTCCGTGTATTGCAGAAGCACGTGCAATTAAAACGGATAATATTCCGTACGTCTTGGCAGCCGACGTGCCGCCCTGAATAATACGAACCCTTTTTTTGAGTTTGAGTATTTTATTCGTCGAAGTCGTCCGCAGAAACATCAGGAAATATTGGTTGTTCTAAAATCGTTTGTTCTATTTGTTGTAATGGCGCACCGTAACCGCTATCCATTAATGCTTTGTAAGCTGAAACATCACCCTCTCGCATTTTCTTAACCATTGCCAAAGTTCCTAAATCTTCTTGGGTTAAAATTTCTTCAACCCCTGTAATTGGATTCTTTGCTTTTTGTGTTGTTTCTAACCATTGACGTGCTATTGTGCTACGATTCTTTGCTCCTTTAGGTTTTCCTGCTGGGTTTCCTGATTCGCCTTTTTGCCAAGCTGGTTTTAAATTTTCTTCATTTGCCATAATTCGGTGAATTTTCGGTGTAATTAGAGCGGTTGGGTCGGATTCGCACCGCCTACCTTTTCACTGGATTGTGAATTGTTCAACTTATGAACTTCAACCGCTTGTTTTGGATATGGTTTACTCAAAGACTTACACAAAGATATTAAACTTTTGTCAAGTGGATAAATATATCTTATTTTGCTGCTTCCGTATGTTTCAATCGCTTCTTTTGGTTTTCCTTTGCTTCTATATGTTCTTCCATGTATTTTTTGTCCATTTAATAAATACTCTTTCGCTGGAATTGTTCTGCCAACATAATACCAATTTGTTGCTTGGTATATTGTTCCTGTATGATTTTGTTCAGGGTCTGCAAATGAAATTAACATTCTTGTTAATGGCGCATACTTTTTTACAAGTTTCATCGCAATTGATAATGCTTTACTTGTTAATAATTGCTTTCCGTTTAATGCAACTCTTATTAACTCTATACACTCTCCACTATTTAATCCGTAAGGTTTTCCAATATCATTTGTCGCACCTCTTCCAAAACATATTACACCGCAAAAAACATCATTCTCAAATACACTAAATGCTAAATCGTGTGCGCGTGGAGCTGCATTTTTTGAATAATGATAGTTTTTACATGAAAAATCTACTGCTTTTCTTGATGCAATTTCTAATCTCATATTTCACCTGCACTTACTGAATAAAATGCTCCGTTGTATTTCCGATCTATTAATTCTTGAATATCATTTTCAGCTTCTTGTAATTGTTCAACTGTTTTAAAAGTAATTTTCATTGAAGCAGGTTTATTCTTTTCTTCGCCTATTAATTCGTCTAAACTTGGCTCGTCCATTAAAATCGGTAAATCTAACCCCCAATCGTCTAACTTTTCAACATCCCACTCATTTGCTAACTGATCCCAATCCCACTCGCCAAAACCTACATTATCTTTTATTAAGAATTCGTTTTTCTGTTCCTCAGTCCATTCGTCTGCTACTATAATCGGTATTTCTTTTAATCCTATCTCTTTACAGGCTTTTAAACGCATATTACCACCCAAGACAACGTATTTGTTATCTACGTCAGTAAAAACCACTAAGGGACGTTTATTTAGCATATCAGGAAATTCTTGGATAGACGTAACTAACTTTTGAAATTTTCCGTCTTTTATTATTCTTGGGTTCTTCGGGTTGGCTTTAACCTCGCTTATCTTTACTAACTTCATTTAATTTTTCTTCATAAGTTGTTGAACATACCGCTAAACGTTGGTCTATATCTTCGTATTCAAAAGTCATTGTATCGTCAATCATGCATCTTTGAACAAAGTCTTTTTTGCTTTCGTCTTTTCGTGGTTTAGGAATTGGCATCTTCGTAGGTGTTAAATAATATTTCTAATTTATTCATTACATCACGTAAACAACTACCGCAAGAAGTTGGTTGCATATTTACTTTAAATACTCTATTGTAAATCCTTAATAGTTCCTTTTGTTCGGTAGGTTTCATTGAATAACGTGTTTCAGAATACCATTCTTTTAAATATTCGTATTCGTCTTTTAGTAGGCATTCAGGTTTACGATACGGAAATAACTCGTTCAACTTTGCTTTACGTTCGTCGCAACCGCAATCTTCACCAAGTAACCATTTAGCCACTTTTGATACTCCAGTAGCTTCTAAAACCTTTTCTACTGTGTCCCCTAATCCTTCGCTTTTAGCCGCTAATATTTCGGCTTTTGTTCGTCTTTTTCTTGTCATGTTAATATAATTTATATTTTAAAAATTGTTCTTCAGTTGCTAAAAGTATTGTGTCATCTTCTAATACTTGTAATTGAATTACGTCTATAAAATGATGCTTACTTGGATATTCAGTAAAATCTTTTGAAATCCAAAACTTAACGCCTAAATCAATTATTTGACTTGTTGTAAATTTTGAAACGTCTAACATTTTATCTAATATTTTTTCTTCTAATTTCATTTTATTAATTCGTAATCCTGGTTCTTAAAATCTTCGTAATCTTCTTTTACATTATCTTTTAAGCGTTCTTTGCAAGTCTTAATTGTTTTCCATACGCTTTTAAAACTTATTCCCGTTACGCCTTCTATTTGCCTTGTACTCATTCCGGAAGTTCGGTAAAGGTCAAATAATAGTTGATCGTACCAGTGCCATTGTTTAACCTCTTGGTTTATCTTTATTTCTAATCGTTTCTTTGCTTCAAGTATTTCAGGCAAGTATTCGTCTTTCAGTTGGTAGGCTTCCGTTATGCTTACTTTTGTTATTCGTGTTTTGCTCTTTTTATAATCAAAAGTCATGTTTCTTAAAACAGTCCAAACAAAGTTTTTATTCAGTTTACCGTTTAAATAAAAC